TGGCTTCACCATTAAATGAAGGAGTTCGTTCCCATATTTTTTGATTAGAAGCGTAACAAGATTTACAACAATATCTTTGGTTAGCACTAGGATAAGATTGAAATTCTATTCCACAATGTTCACATTTTTTTAATATCATTATGTTTCTCTAAAGACTAACTTTGGATAATTGCTAGATGGGCTTTCTTTCATTTTTATTCGTTATAACTTGCTTTGTATGTTGTCCATAAAGGTGTCTCATCTGGTTTCCCATCTGACCATATTCTTACATCTGTAACAACAGTATCAATATCTAATAAATCACTTGACATACTAGCCTTGAGAGCTGTTTCAGTTGTCACAACATAATATGTTGCTGGAACTTCTTCTGTAAGGATTTCTCCTTCTTCATCATATACAGCTGGAATCTTAGCTGTTAGTTCATATGAACCACTCATCTTTGAAACCATTTCAGATTCAAGCTTATTAATCTCTGCTTGAACTTGTTCTGTGTATTCAGTTGCGATATTATCTTCTAAAAATAATCTGTTACCATCTTTAGTCTTTAATGCTACATAAATTTCCATAGCATGTGTTGAGTCTAAAGCTGGTAAAGTATTAATCGGATTAACAGTTTTGAATAACATTTTATTTGTTCCCCTTAGTTATATAAATCTCTAATGTTCCTTCAGTATCTCCAACAGTTGTTGCAGTTGATTGTATCTGGAATATTGGTATGTTGTGATTAGTACTAAATTCATAATAAATGTTAATACTTGCATCTCCTAAAGTCTTGATATAATCGCCAGCAGTTTCTTGAACAAACTCTTCAGTCCCAGCACTTGTATGTTTAGCTAATAACTTGATAGTGTTTGTTGCTGAATCGTTTACTGTGAATTTAACAAAGACTCCTAAAGTATTATATCCTGTCATATCAATCTCTGCACCTTGGTCTTTGTAAACTGTAGTTGTTGCTACAATATCAGATGCTGTAACTAATAATTCTGGGTCAGTATAATGTGCATATTCTGGATTTAAAGTACTTTCCATATTGGAGTTAGTGCTTGGGTCAAATGCCTTCTTTTGAGCGTTAATACCAATCTCATAAGCATCTCCACTAGCTAATGCTGTAATAGCTGCTCCACTCTTGTAAACAGTAAGAACATTAGAGCTTACTGAAAGTGTTACTCCACCAGATCCATTAACATATATTACAGAAGTATTTCCTGATAAGATCTGCTTAACATAGACAAGCTGTGAACTATCTGAAATTGTAAATGGTAAGCTAGATAGTGTTATCGTGCTAGTGCTTGTATATGTGGCCGTAAAGTCACTAGGAGAGGTGTATTCTGCCCCAACTGAGCTAGCCCCTCCAGTTACCTTAAGATTACCATTAGAGTCAGTATGAAGCGGTGAGGCATCATTATCGTCATATGTGTCTTCTGTTGCCTTGTAAATACCACCAACTAAAGCTACCGTTGGTGTAGCTGTGGCAGTGGCGTTATCTACTTTAATTGATTGTCTGTTATCAGTAGTACCATCTTTATTCTCTACTGCACCAATCTCAACATCACCTGTTAATATCAGATTACCCTCAGAGTCTACTTTTATTGCTTTTCCTTCGGTATCTGTTTGATTCTCTTTACCATAAATAAATACTGGCTTTCCGTTTATTGGTTGTTCTCTGCCGCCATCTCCCATGATTTACTCCTTTGTTAAGGTTTTACAACCCTCAGTTCGTTTATCGTTCTTTCCTCAAAGACTCTATTGATTTAGGGTCTTGAGGTCTTAATATCCGTTGTACAGTTTTATATCTCTTGATTAATTCTTTATTTCTTTCTACCCATGCCATATGCTTCCTTACTGCTCCAGGGTTTCTAGATGGTTTATTCATTTCATACCATGTTGGCATCCCTGTTGAAATCTTTTCTTCTAGGTCTTTTTCTTCCTTAGCAAGACGGTCCTTCTCTACGGCTCTAGGTGTTGGTGCCGTTCTCTCATCGATGGCATTACCTAATCTACTTATCTCTCTTGAAATTGCACTCTTATCAATAGCATCTCCTGCAGTGCCTACTCCATATCCTTCCATGTCTTTAAGAGTATTCTCTAAGTCTTTCTTCTCTGACTGCAAGTTATCTCTCTCAGTTGGACTAAGGTATTGCTTTGCTGGTGCTACTTTTCTTTTCGCCTTTGCTCTAACCATGATCTCTTTCTCCTTTGTGCTCGTATGAGCGTTAGTTTGCTGAACAGGGAGAGAAAGAGATTAACCAAACCCTCCCTGTAAATCAGCAGTTAATTATTATTGATCTGAAAACGCAGTATGAGTATCTGTACCAGATACAATTAAAGCATTAACAATCCAGTTTGTTCCATCACATATTAACTCAATCTTTGATCCAGCATTCAATGTATCCATCTTCATCTTAGAATTACTGTTTCCATCAGGATAAATGACAACAACATCTCCGTCATCATCATCAAGACCTGTAACTCCTCCAAGATAATAGTTAGCATCTGCACCTGTATCAAAGGTTACATCTTGTGCGTCTTGTGCAACACCCTTATAAATAAAAGTCAACACAATGCCCGCAGCAGCAGTAGGTAATGATATTACACAATCTGCTGTTAGATCTGGAATGATATGTATCTTACCTGAATTAGCAGCTAAAGCAGTATACGTTGTCGCATCTGTTATTGCTACTGTTCCAAATAAAGCATTAGAGAAAGCAGATTCGCTTCCTTTAGCACCTGAATAAACACCATTAACTCCACATACTTTATCAAAATGAGTATAACCCATAATTGCACCCTTTCCTTTCTAGAAAGAGCAGGGGGATTGCTCCCCCCACAATGTTTAAGCTACTTCGTGTCCATATAACCAAGTCCAATCAGAGAACCCGTAAGAATAACGAGTATAAACACTCCATTTTGCAATGTATGTGTCAAAGTCTTTATCCTTGTTGAACTCTGTAGGGATACGGTTAAACCACTTAAGATACATCTTAGCCATCTTGCTATCGATCATCCACCAGTTATTTGAATCAGCTAAATAATCCCAAACGATAACTCGGTACTTACCTTTGTTAAAGTTAGGGTTGTTATCTGCTGTGTCCATTTTACCAGAAGCATTAACGATCTCCCACGCTTGCTCTTCAAGAGAAGGTGGAACTAGCAATGTATCTCCACGCGCTACAAGAAGATTATCTGTTTCATCAGTAAACCCTCTCATAAGCAATCTAGTTGCTTCAACAGCCGTAGCTGAAAGAGCAGTAGATCCTGCATTATCATTAGTCGTAGTTGTTCCTACTCTTGTATGTGAATCATCACAAAGAGCAAGTCCATCACCACCACTAAATACAGAAGTGTTAAATGCGTTGTTAAATACAGAAGCTGCATGTTTCTCTTTAGTTCGTTTAGCAACTAAAGCTAACTGTGCTGGCCTCTTATTGATGATAGAATAAAGATCATCATCAACTAATTTACGCTCGATCTTAAGCCCTTTTACCCACTCCTTATGGCTATAAGAAATTCTATACTGTTGCTTGAAATCATCATATCCAATAGTACCATTGAACTCTTCTAAGTCACCCATCCCACCGATGCCTAAGTCGTATTCAGTAGCCTTGTTAGATTTTTCAATACCATATAGATTTTCTAATTGGCCTTCAGGTAACGAATACTCATCCATGAAAATCTTTCTTAATCCCGGATCTAAACATATCACCCAACGTTTCTGCTGGTATAGACTATATCATCCCTTTCGGGTCGGACACTCTGGCTGGTCATTAAGACTATCGCTAGTCTCCAGTAGTCGTTGAACCTTCGTACTCTGTACGCTTGGCTGCTGATTGCCCTCGTCATTTACCGTTAGGGTTTCCAGCAATTCATCCGAATGGAACTTAACTCCTTTGTGCAAAGCAACATGACATTTCTTACATAATGTCATGCCATTATTGATAGCAGTTCTTAAGTGGGGATAAGTAGAAAAAGGAAGAATATGATGAGCATGAAGATTTTTTCCATCTCCACAACTCATACACGCACCATCTCTTTCTTTTACTGCTCGCTTCCACAATCGCTGTTCAATATTATGTCTAATCTTATCATGCTCAGTAGACACACCACCTTGCCAATTAGGATTCTTTGAACCTCTAGCCACTCCGCTATTAATTCTATTCTCACTTAATGTCTTCCTATGAGACTTAGACTTAGCCTGTCCGACTAAAGATTCAGAGATAGAACGTGAAATACCAAGTATCTTAACCCGATAACCAACCATAGAAGAGTATAGTCCAAGCTCTTTAGCTATATTAGCCATGCTTTTACCACCCGTATACATTATAATTATAGTGTTATCTAAATACTTATATTTTGAATCGTTCATTTAAGCACTCCCTTAGTTGAGATATCCGAAATTCTCTGAAGCTATAACGCCCATATTGTACTCCTTTTAATTTGTTTAAGTAATTGGTCTAGTGTTAACATTTCCACCATATAGCAAATGCTCTGGGAAGAAAATGTCAGCATAGAATTTTGGTGCTTCTGAACTATAATTATAACCAGAATGCTTCGCACAAACTAATGGCTCTAGCGGTCTAGTCTTACTAGCAATGTAGTTATCAAGAACCATAACTGCACCTGCTCCTGTTCCTGCATATCCAGAGATATTAATGGATTCATACCCATCACCATCAGGACATAAGTCAATACCATAACCAGCAACGTCAGCACTATAAGGTGCAGGCATTACGATAAAAGTATCGCTTGAATTTGTTGCAGTCATGTCATCATCATAACTAGTTGCAGCAACTAAAGCAGTTGTGCTCGTTGCAGCACCAGCTTGGAATAAGTTACCATAACCACCAGCTGTAGAACCAACATTAGTAACATATGCCCAGCCACGTTCATGGTCTGTAACCATAGTACCAGTTAGAGTCTTTGCAGTAGTTGTTGAAGTAACTGTGTCATCAGCAGCTAATTGAGAATACTCTGCTAAATATACAGCACCAGGATTGATAATAATCTTAGCATACTTATCAACACCAGTAGCTACAACACCTAAAGCATTAGCTGCAGTAACATCTTCGTTTAATACACCCATGATGTTTTGAACTTTAACAGGATCAGCTACAATAGCACAACCACAATTCTCAGGGGTTCCTACTGCACCTGAACAAACTGCTTGTCCTGTTCGTAACGCTCCTGAATTATAAATTCTAACATCTCGCAGAATTGGTTCTGCACCATTTACATCATAATGGAATTTCATTATTTATTTCTCCTTTTTAGTTTTTCTCCCTTGCGGAGTTCCTCTAAGTTTATTGCTTGTCGGAATCTCGGCTTATTTAAAACAGCATACGGATGAATGCTGTGATCCTTACCAGTCTCATATTGAAATGGCATTCCACACTTACGGCAACGATAACGCTGTCTGTATGGTCCGATCATCTCTACGAACTTGATAGCCTCACTACTGCAAACGGGGCAAGTTAGCTTACCCTGATACGCTGCTTTGCTTTGACCTTTGGTAAAAATACCCATCATTTCACCTTTGCACTATTATACTGCTCAGGGGTTAAACCCATAGCAGAAGCTACTCTAGATTCTTCATCTGTTATCCCACTACCAAGATCAGTTGGAGGAGCTGAAAAACTTCCGGGTGGCGTTGCTAACCCTTGAGCTGACAACTCACCTCTACGATACTTTTCAAGAAGTTCAGTCTCTCGTTGTTGTATCATAGTATCTGCATTTTGACCTCTAACCATAAAGTAAGCTGCTTCCAGAATTCCTTGTCCTCCCCTTTGATTAAGTGGCAAACTACGCACTTGACCTAAAGCAGAGCTACGGTAATTATTGAAATCAGGGAACTTCCTAGATAAAGTGTCAGCCTGCGTTTCTAAAGAAGAATCTATCCTATCTCTCCAATCCATAGCATACATAATCTCCATCCGAACAGCTTTCTTCGGGTCATCATCCCAAGTCTTCTCTAATTCTTCCCTAGGATTGACTTGCGCTTGTTGCTGTTGTTGCTGGAAATTCTGTTGCTGCATTTGAGTATTAGATACTTGACTTCTTAAATCAGCAATCTCCTGTTGCAATTGACTCGCGGTTGATTCTGCTGCTTGTCTTTTGCCTCTCTCCTCTTGGAGAGCTGGTAATGGAACTTGTTTTACGTCTGTTGACGGTTCACCAGTTGGTTTATCTGCCTCTGGAGTAGGCTGTGCCGTTGGCGATGGCTCTATCGGTGTTGTTGGAACGACAACAACTGGTGGTTCAACGTTCTTGATTGGATCTGTCATATTTTCTCCCATTCGCGCTATTTAACGGATAGCGATCCGAGGTTAATAAATTATTCTTCACGATCTATAACATCATCAGGTAAACGCTTCAAGGTTTCCCAAATATCAATCCTTGCCTGAATAAGCGGCAACTCTGCAGCTGAACAAGTTCTAAACTTCTGTATTTCCCAATGTATCTTCTTGTCCATTTCTTCAACAACACTAGACCAAATAATACTAGACTTTAACTCTTGAGCTCTATCTATATCCATTACTGCCTAACCATCCTTCTGCCCTCAGGCCTTTGTGGAGATTGAACTGGCATACCATTTTCAGGTGTTTGACCTCTCATGCGCGGCTTCCCGTTAGGTCCCGGTTTCTGTGCTTCAGGGCCACTCTGAGGTGGATTTCCTTGTAGCTCCATCTTAATCTGTTCCGGAGACAATCCTTCTGCTAACATTTGCTGAATCATCTGTTGATCTTCCGGAGATAATTGACCTGGGCCAGCTTGAACAGGCTGTTGTTTAACAATGATCGAGTTAATATCTTTAAAGCCCATTAACTCAGCAATTCTACGATTAAGCTCTGCTTGATTAACAGTTCGATCATTTGCAGAGACTTCCTTGTACCTCAATAGCTGACCTATCTGAGTCTCTTTATTCAATGTCTCTGAAATACCAGTAGGTATAATTGACACTTTAGCTTGTAGATCCTCCGGCCTAACAAGGATAGGTGATTCTGTTCCCTCGTTCGAAGTCATCTGGATCCACTCAGGTAATACCATAAACTGCTGTAAATGAGATAAAAACATCATCGATATTGCTTGAATCAAGTCTGTTTCCATCTTCTTCAACACTGGTCTAAACCTAATACCTGCAGCACCTTGCAATAAGTTTATTCCGGCTGCTGTTTCAGATTGGTTCTTTTCCGTAGGCATGAGTGGAGCTGAGGCTCCGGTGGCTTCACGATAATCAGCCTTAGCCAATTCTTCTTCCTTGTAAGCCGATGCCGTGACGTCAGGAGTGTCCATCCATCGAACCGAACTAACAGTATCTGAGACTTTACGCCATGTGCCGGGGGCGGAAACTTGTAATTTCTTAACATTGATAAGTGGATCATTTCCATTATAAAAACCTTGTTTATTAAGCACTAGATCAACATTATCTAGCCTTTGGTTGATAATCTTATTCAATCGTTCCTGTGTAGGCTTTCCAACAGTACCTATTCCAACACCAAACCAACAAGGCTTTGATTCTGAGAATAGCGTAAACTTCGCATAAGGTGGATGCTGAAAGTTATAAGGATTAGGAATACCGCGCACCTTAATTTTACGATTAACTATCGTTATCCAATACGGTACTGCTTTCTTAGTTGTAACTTTATCATCTACTTTATAAGATTCATCCCAAGGGCCCCAATACTCCAATAGCTCATATTCATCGCGTTTCTTCTTATCAAGCGTTGCACCCTTTGTATCTACAAAATCTGTGCTTTCACTCCTTGTGCTCTCTGTCTTTAAAGCTTCTGACAAATTAGAAAACTTTGCTGCTGGTTGTTCAGCTAATTGCTTTAGATATTCAGCATCACAATATCTCCTTCGAATAAGAGGAAGACCATCGTTCATATGAAGCTTGGCCGGATGTGGGTACATTTCAAAGAAATTGACACTCTTGCAATCAGGTCTTCGATCGGTAACTGCTAGATATCTTTCGCGCGCGCGGTTAACTTGCCAAGACTTACGATATAAATAAGGTATTTCAACATAGCCAGTACCAAGTAAAGTGTTTTGTGTCATTGAAGGTAAGACTTCTCCCATAACATCTGCTTTACGATAATTGTGTTTAAGCGTATCTCTGATCTTAATTCCCTGTTGCTCTGAAGCTTCTCCGAATACTTTAATATCAATTGGAGCTTCGTTAGGAAACAATGCTGCAAATATTCGTGGTGTGACTGTTTGTTCGCTAGCAAAAGTAATAGGACAATGAACTGAGTTCATCCAATCTAAAGACTTTGATGGTGGCACATTATTCCATTGATCAATAACCTCTGCTGAGTTGTCATATCTCGTCGTATGAAACTTCTCATATCTAGTAAATTCCTCGACACAGAATTTCACCATTGGATCCATAGCTTGGCTACTACTCTTTACATATGTATTCTTTTGTTTGTTAGCGCTTTCAACTCCCATATTGGCCGATTACCTTTCCAGTCTTTTTGCTGAACGAACTATAAAGTTGTTTATTAATTGGCTTGCCCGTTACAGCACTTAGACCAGTCCTTTGTTGTATTTCTTTAGCTGCATCCTTTGGTGGTTTACCTTGCGCCACTAAAGCATCGTACATTCTCTTAACATCTGTCATGTTATAATTCTCATCTTCTCAAGATCATTAGCAATATACCCGATGACAGAACCAGAGAGACCAATCATAACCTTCTTTTCTTTCTCTGGTAGATCATCAAACTTCATGTTCTTAGTCTGAATTTCTTCTTCTTCATAAAGCTTTTCCTGTCTTTCGTAAATGAACTTTGCTAAATCATATATCTTCTTTGTTCTCATTTCTCTCCTATTTCTTTTTATACCGTAAACATATCATATAAAGAACTATTATTAGAATTATTGTATAAAGATCCATAATTTTGATCCTGTTGCCCAACATAACTCTGCTGCCCGGTATTACCACCCCCCGTATAACCATAATCGTAAGATGTTCCTTGTGGTGATTGTGTCTGTGTTGATGTATCGCTGTATGTAGGCTGTTGTGAATATAAGTCTTGTTGAGTTGATTGGCTATCCTGTGTTTCTTGTGAAGGATTGTAATAATCAGGAAAGCCTTCTTCCGGTGTAAACATATAACCTTGATAACTTGGTTGTTTGTAATCAAGAACTTGTCGTTTCTTCTTTTTACCCTGTAAAGCACTATATAGAGCACCACCCCCGGCACCAACGGCCATACCTAAAGGACCAAACATTGAAAGACCTGCCGTAGCTCCGGTACCCATTCCCAATCCTGTACCTGCGAGCATTCCCATACCTTGCCCGGCAGCCCCCGCAGCACCAATACCTGCACCAGCCATCATAGCACCTTCTCTGTCTGTATTATCATATAGTCCAGAAGCATTCCTAGCAGGCACATACCCACCAGAGAAGAAAGCTGGATCATTCATTAATTCATATTGATTAGCTGATTCTACCCCACCGGGCCCCATTGGATTAGACCAAGGTGCGTATCTGTTAGCATTCTCCCAATCTGTGTACTTCGGATCGATATACTGAGGTTGGTAGTTAGCAGCAACATCATAAGGCACTACCTCGCGACCCTCACCATACTCCGGCATCTGATCATACCCACTTGACTGCTCGTTCCAATAATCTGCTGGATCGGCTGCTTCAGGTGTATAATTCTGATTACCAGTGTACCTATTGCCTGCATACGGATCTGCCACTGAGGACTGGGGAAAAGGTGCATTCTGCCAGTCATAGAGCATAGATGATGGTGCTATCTGCTTTGTTGCTGAAGCTGCATTGTATGCCATTATTTAGCCTTTTTCTTCTTAGGTAAAGGATCTCCGTCATATCCCGTTGGTAATCCTTCACGCTTTGGTAATTTCATTTCTTTAGGTGCTTTAGTCTGATGATACTTATTAGCCATTATTTCCTCCTATATTAATTAGCTTGGCAAGGATTTGACGAGAAGCTTCGCAAGCCTTAGCTGTTACACACTTCCACTCGTATAGTCACCTTGCATGAGTTGTTTTTGCTTGTCTGGTTGCCACCGCAACTTTACGGCAAGACTTAGCTCCAAGCAACGTTTAGTCCCTTCTGTGCGTCTCTCTATTCCGCCACAAGCTAAATGTTAATTCTTTTAAAGAACAATGTTAATTGTCAAAGTTAAGCAGATATTGTAAGTCTTTTAGATTACGTTCGTTACAACATCTTGTGTTAATTGTTAGATATGACTAAGCCATTAGAATTGTCCTCCATGTCCTTGATCTTCTG